GAGTACTTAGATATTTCGGTTAGAAATGATGACGCTCTAATTAAACTTGCTGCTATTGTCCAACGTATGATGAAGGATAGTAATAGTGGTGAAGGTGGTGGTATGTTATTATCACCAGAGGAGAAACGGCAATTGATGGACGCTATTGATGAGGTTGAGAAAGACCTACCTAAAGAAAATGAGGGTGATGAATGAAATTAGGAACTGTAATGTCAATAAACTTATCAGATAATGATTCTGATAACTTTAATAGTATACTCGTATCACTACTGGATAGGTCAACTACAAATACCCTAAGATGTTATCCATTAAATCCAAACTCAAGACATATACCTATTTTAGGAGAACAAGTTTATGTTATTGTAGCTAATTCAGACACGTCATCTGCTTCAAGTCAATCTAGCCGAAATTATTATATGTCGGTAGTGGGGCTTCAAAAAAATGTAAATCACAACGCTTTACCTTCTTTAACTAATAGTGAAGGTACTCCAACTCCTAACTTCTCACAAGTATCTAACGGTATACCAATTCAGAATTCTACTGATGATAAGGTTGACTTCGGAATAGGGTTCGTTGAAGATTCAAGTATATCTCAACTACAGCCATTCTTAGGTGACGTAATCAATGAAGGTCGGTTCGGTCAATCTATACGATTTGGATATACTCCACAAAATACAAAGCAGAGTGACAATAAAATAACTGGTGTTGTTAATGAACCATCTTGGAAATCTACAACTCCCGAAGCACCAATCACTATCATCAGAAATGGTGGTCAGTCTAATGGTTATAATAAATTTGTAATCGAAGACATCAATGAAGATGACTCTTCAATATGGTTAGGGTCTAAGCAAACGATTGGGTTAAAATCTTCTAACACTTTTACATTGGGGATTACGCCAACTAATCTATATAAGAATCCACAAATCATATTGAACTCGGATAGAGTTGTGATTAATTCTAAATCGGATTCCGTTCTTATTAGTGGTGACAAGTCAGTAAATGTATCAACACCAAATTGGAAAGCTGATATGGATGTCATATTCAGTCAGTTGGAAGCAATCACCGATGCACTATTACAGTTAGCACCACAACTTACATCAGCAGTTGGAGCAAGTGCAGCAGGACCAGTCCCAATTGCAACCCTTACAGCAGCAGGACCTCAATTGTTATCTACGATTACTCAAGTAAAAACTCAGTTAACATTAATGAAACAATAATTATATATAAACATATTTATTACCATGGATACAAAGAAACTAATTAAAGCAATTCAACTCATCATTAAAGAAGAGGTAAAGATTGAGGTGGCTAAAAAAGAAAAGTCACTTCGTAAGTCTATTATGAATGAAATTAAAAAATCACAACCAGTTATAGTTGAGAAAGACCCACTTGATATAGAACACGTATTTGAATCGTCAGAGAATAATACCAAAAAATTTAGTGGTAAATCAACGTTGAATGATATGTTAAACGAAACTGCTCAGAGTGGTGAATGGCGTAATATCAATTCAAATGGTGTTGGTAATGGTGTGTTCCAATCATCACAAGCACAATCGTTTGGTGGTGGTATGGGTCAACAACCACACGTGTTACAAAACGCAGATGGTAGAGCAGTATCAACTGACCAACTACAACAAACTGATGCTGGTAAAGCAGTAGTTAATGCACTAACACGTGACTACTCAGGTTTGATGAAACATATAAATACTAAGAAGGGTAAGTAATGGCAGTTCGTAAGGAGTATACGAGAAATCCTCTTGACCTTAAAAAAAATAAGGCTATTGGAGTTCAACTACCATTAGGTGGTGACCCTTTATTTAAATTATCGTATACTACTGAAGAACAAGCAATATCTAATCTCAAGAATTTACTACTTACTCGAAAGGGTGAACGACCATTCCAACCATTATTTGGTTCTGATATATATTCGTTATTATTCGAACAAATATCTGAAAACATAAATACTGAGTTAGAAAACTCACTACGAGATGATATTAAATTTTGGTTACCTTATATAATCGTGGATGATGTAATTGTTGATTCTAAAGAAGACTTAAACAGGATAGACATATCACTTAGGGTTAGGGTTACTGAAAACGGCGCAAATACACAAATAACAATATTCGTTACCGACCAAGGTAATGTTTCTATTGTCTGAGGATAGAAGATGGCAGATAAAATAAAAAAAGATGTAAGTTTAGTTGGTAGAGACTTTGGTGATATCCGTAAGAATCTGATTGACTTTTCTAAAAACTATTTCCCAAATACCTACAATGACTTTAATGAGTCATCGCCTGGTATGATGTTTATGGAAATGGCATCGTATGTTGGGGATGTACTCTCATACTATACTGATGTTCAGTTAAGGGAATCTATTCTCGAAGAAGCTCAAGAGAAATCAAATGTATTTACAATAGCACAATCTCTTGGATATAAACCAAAGTTATATGTACCCGCTACATCAACATTAACAGTTTACCAAATCATACCATCACAAGGTAGTGGTGTTAACGTTAAACCAAACTTTGACTACGCATTAACTTTAAAAGAAGGTATGGTAGTTGGGTCTTCTACAAACTCAGACGTTGAATTCAGTACTATTAATAAAGTACGATTTGGGTACTCTTCATCGTTTGACCCTACGGAAGTTTCGGTGTATCAAGTAGACGAGACTACTGACGAGCCTGTTTATTATTTATTAAAGAAATATGTAAAAGCAGTTAGTGGTAAGGAAAAGGAAGTAACATTTGATTTTGAATCACCAAAACCCTATGATAAAATAAAGTTATCAGATGAGGATGGGTTGGTAGATGTTATAAGTATCATAGATGATGATGGTGACGAGTGGACGAAGGTAGAGTACTTAGCACAAGATACTGTGTTTGAAGAACTTCCAAATACAACGGACTACTCAATCGCTATGTCTGGTTATGCAAACAATACGCCATCTTTACTTAAACTAAAAAAAGTTCCCAAACGATATATAACTCGTATAACCGATGATGGTGAAATTGATATTCAATTTGGTAGTGGTGTTTCCTCTAACGCTGATGAAGAAATTCTACCAAATCCAGATAACGTGGGTTCCGCATTATATCCTGCGAGTGGTGACCTTGACCAAGGTATTGACCCATCTAACTTTATGTACGCTAAGACGTATGGGGTTGCTCCATCAAACACAACACTAACTGTTAAATATCGTGTTGGTAATGGAGTTGATGATAATGTACAATCTTCAGACTTAACTGAGATTATTGATAAGTTTGTTGAAAGTAGTGAATTGGGGTTAATCCCAACCACATTTAATATTGTTAAGAATTCTATTGCTGTAACCAACGAAGTTGCAGCAGGTGGTGGTGCTTTCGAAGAAGAAGTTGAAGAAGTTCGTAATAACGCAATTGCATATTTTAGAGCACAAAATAGAGCTGTAACCAGAGAAGACTACTTACTTAGAGCGTACGCATTACCACCACAATTTGGTTCGGTAGCAAAAGCATATGCTGCACCTGACTTCCAAATCAATACTTTATTGGATGATGGTCCGGACCCAATTCCAAATCCATTAGCAATTAACTTTTATACATTAGGATATGATTCTAATAAGAAGTTAACTGAATTAAATCCGGCTACAAAACAAAACCTACAAAACTATCTATCATATTATCGTATCTTGACTGATGCTGTAAATATTAAGAACGCGTATATTGTAAACATTGGTATCGAGTTTGAAATCATCGTTCTACCAAACTACAATTCAAACGAAGTGTTATTAAGATGTATTGATAAATTGAAGAAATACTTTAACATTGATAGAATGGGTATTAACAAACCAATTATACTTACCGATGTCTATGTATTATTAGATGGTGTTGATGGTGTACAATCAGTAGTTAGACCTGACTCTGAGGGTAACAATGGATTACAAATAGTAAATAAATTCGATGGTAATTACTCATCAAACAAATACAATATTAAAAACGCAACTCGTGATGGAATTGTATACCCACCAAAAGACCCAACGTGTCTTGAGGTGAAGTATCCAGATGTAGACATCAAGGGTAGGGTGGTATCATTATTTTAAGAGGTAGAAAATGATTTATAGAATATATCCAAGTAAAGACACAACCATATACGAAGACTCCACTCGTAAAAACCAAAACACGGGTAAGGATGAGAGTCTTGAAATCGGTAAGTTTTACGATACTGATAACACCT